ACTCTAGATTGAAAATATTCTGATTTAAGAAATGGAATAACTTTTCTAGTATAGTCTTCATTGTGTAGTAGATGTGAAAAAATAACATCTTCAATCATTCATTATCTCCAAATATATTATTGCATTTCTTTATAGATGTCGGTCAAATCTTCATTTTTGACCATTTGTTCATCACTAGTGATCATATAGTTTTCTTCGATATAATTTCTAAAAGATTTGGACTTAAGAATTGGCAACCAAAATTCTTTGGTGTCGGTATCGGCCATACGATATTTCTTATCAAGTACTTCACCGGTCTCTGGATCAATCTTTTGATACCAACCAACACTTGGCTTGATGACATGTTTAGACTCTAGAGCAATATCTAAAAGACCGGACCAAGTAGAAATTCCGCCTTCAAATGATACTTCGATTGGAATCTTAGACTTTTCACGAACATATCGAGACTTTTCAATATTAATAATGAAATTATATCCTGTAAGGTCCTTACCGTCTTTTTCTTGTTGGCGGCCAAGAATCCAGATAGTATCAGCCGATAGATATGGGCCCGATCCTCCACTGACCACCGCTTTTGGGTATAACCCCTGTTCCATATAGATATGATTGACCGCAATAAATGGAAGATCTTTCATAGTCAAATGCGGCGTTACAATACGAAACAAGCTTTTAATTTGCTTAGCCCGACTCATATCAGCGGCGCCTCTACCTTCTAGAGCATCTTCTGCTTCTTTCTTAGAAGCCAAATTACCCAATGAGTCTAGAATAATAATGACTTTATCATTTCTTCCTAGTTCATTTATTTGTCGAGTGATATCAAACTTAAGTTGTTCTAGATCAGTGATCGGTGTATGCAATACCCGTTCAGGATTAATGCCAAAAGTCTTAAAATATGCTTGAGGAGATCCAAACTCAGAATCATAAAACAATAAAGCCGATTCTGGATACTTATCCATATAGGCTTTGGCCATAATAAGACTAAAACACGTCTTGAAATGTTTAGAGGGACCACAAATCAAAGTAAGGCCCGGAACCAATCCACCATCTAATCTTCCTGATAACGCCACATTTAGCATTGGAATAGATGTTGTGATCATATCTTTCTTTTCAAAAAACTTTGAGTCAGAAAGAATAGACGTTTCTTTGATAGTTGAAGTTTTTTTTAGTTTTTCTAAAATGCTCATTATGATTCCTTTTTCATTCATTATACATTATATGTACATTATTGTCAATTTTTACCAGCAATAGTATATAATTTCTTTCTAAATTCATCAATCTTTTCTTTTCTATTTGGCCAATGAATATAAACTGTCTTATCGGCGTCTTTAGCCAAATTATTGAGCAAAGGATTAATTGCCTTTAGCATTTGATCAATGATTTTTTTATATTTTTCTTCTGTAGCATCAATTATTTCTGGTTTAATAAAATTTTCTTCAGGAATGCTAGTAAATCCAAAGTCAAAATCATTTATCTCTTTAATGTCTTTATTAACCAAAGAAATCCTCCAATGTAGATAGTTTTTCTGGAGACCATCCAATGACTTCTAAAATGCTGTTTAAAGGATCTATAAAAGATTTTGTAAATTGCATTTCATAATCTATATATTTATCCAGATTAAATTCTTTCGGTAATATACTTGGTGTGGCTATGATGTTTTCCTTTATGGGATTGGGTGTTTTCATGTAACAAAACTTGACTTTTTCACCTTCTTGAATTAATGGATATTTGTTAGTCAAATTGTAGCTCTTTAATAGATGATTATACATTAAAGCTCCTCTAACATGAATTGGAGTACCCTTTTTGTATATATCGGTTTTATTTCCATATTCTAAAAGACCGCGGCATCCTCTTGGAAAAGCTACATCTTCAAATCTCATCGTCATAAACTTGGATTTAAAGTCTTGAATAAAGTTCTGAAGAACGGTTTCATTGGTTTCCATGATCAATTTTAGTGCTTTTTTGATATTTTCACGACAATTTGCGGGTGTAGATGATTTTACAGCCTCAATTCCCATCATTTTGAGTTTTGGCTCAGCATATCTTATACCTTCATTATCATAAACATTCAAAATATATCGCTTTTTTGCGGTCCAAATGCCTTTATTTGCTATACTTTCACGTTTCATCTTCATAAAATTGATATATGCATTAGTATGCTGAGCCAAATCATTAAAACACGAGTCTATAAAGGGTTCTATACGATTTTGACACATTTTATCAACGATATCTACAATTTTATTTGTATTTTTTGTATTAGATGCATCTTGAATTAGCGTAGAAACTAATGGACCAAGATTTAAATAGTTCGAATCTGTATCAACAGCAATAATATAGTCATTATTTGTCGTTTTTATTGTCTTATTCAAGTATTCATTTAGATTTCTTTCAATCCATCTAATTACAAATTGGCCAGTAAGAGTAATAGCTTCAGCAAATTCAATAGAAAAATAGCGAAAGTACTGATTTCCTAAAGCACCATACAGACTATTAAGAAGGATCTTACGGGCCATCTGCATATTATTATATCTGGCTATATCATTGAATAGTTGTTTGGTTTTATTTGTCTGATATTCTTTTTGCGCCTCGATCATTTTGTTCTTAAACAGTTTTCGCTCGGCCATCATTTTTTCTACCAATGCCGGCATTACGCCCTTCTGTTCTTTATTCCAAAGACAGCTATTGGCGGTTATAGCCATATTTTGTTTTTTTAGAATATCTTGAATTTCATCTTCGCCAAAAGCACCACCCAAAAGTTGATCCACAGAAAAATCATATTTAATCTTACCAGCATAAGTTTCAGGAGAAATATTGTATTGTACAATAAGAGATGGATAGAGAGAATTAATATCAAAAGAAACTACCCAGTCGTGTAACCCGACAAGCGGATCTTTGACATATGCTCCGGCAAATTGCATACTTTTTTCTGTAGTCTTCTTTGGTGGAACTACAATCTTTTGTTCCATAAGATAGTTGTGAATAATGACTTCCCAAGTTTTAACTGGGCTAAAAACATCATCAAATGTTATTTTGGCGTCATAAGCAATAGTTAATGCTTGATCGATAAAATTAAGCTTTTTATCTAATTTATCGACCAGATTTACGTCTTTAATATTGTATTCAATAAATTTTTGAAAATCTTGCTTATAGAGATCAAAAAGATTATCATATTCAGAATAATCTGTTTTTCCTTCACCAATTTCTACAGAACAAATATGATCTAACTTATAAGATTCTTGATTGCTATAGGTATACTTTTTATAAAGTTGAAGATAATCAAGAATACAAATTCCACGAATATTGTATGTTTGTTGATCTTTTCCGTTGACTTTTACTTTACCTTCATGGATCATATTCCATGGAGATAACATTTTACCTCTTTCTTCTCCAAGAACTCTATAGATTCGATTTACTAGATATGGAATGTCAAAAAATTCAACATTCCATCCAGATATTACATCTAGATTCAAAAAACGCCAGGTATCAATAAAATTTTCAAGTAAAGCCTTTTCATCTCTACATTTAATATATTTTACAGTAAGATCATCAGAAATAAATTCTCCGCAACCTAAAGTAAAAATCTTATCTTTTACTTTTATTGAAATGGCCGTTATGGCTTTATCAGCTTTTTCAATATTAGGAAATCCACTATCAGATTCAACTTCAATATCAATGAGTCCGATATTAATCAAATCGCGTTCGTAATTTATTTCTCTTGGCCAAACATCATTGATATATGGATAAAGAAACGAATCTAGGCCGTGAATTTCCATACCTGAAACGTCTTTATATGATTTTATGAAATCTTTCGCTTCATTAATATTATTAAAACTAAGCTTATCTACACTTTTTCCAAAAAGTGTTTTATATTCTGCGGTTGTTTTTTTTGTTGGAACAAAAAGATAAGGAGAATATTCTACTCGATATTTTGCATTTTTTCCATTTTCAATTGCTCGAACAAAAATGTGATTACCGAGTTGAAATATATTTTTATAAAAATTCATATAAACTCCACGCAAATAACATAATATATTATACTACAATATATAATAATAGTACATAGTAAAAGGGGGAGATATTCTCTCCCCCAGTAACATTATTTGATGGTTATTCGTTTAGGCTTTTTATATTCTGGAATAATATGTTCCAAATAAATTTTAAGCATACCATTAATTAATTTTGCTTCTTTTACTTCTACATCATCAGCAAGAGTAAATTGGCGAGTAAATGCGCGGTCGGCAATTCCTTTATAAAAATATGTCTTATTGATACCGCCTTCAACAAGATCATCAGTAGTTTCAAGTTTTCCTTTAATCTTGAGAACATTTTCTTCAAGTTCAATATCAATATCTTTTTCGGAAAATCCCGCAACCGCAAATTCAATAATATAATCAGTATTATTTGTTTTACAGATGTTATATGGGGGATATCCGGTAACTTGCTTAGACATTGCTTCTTGCATCGAATTAAGACGCCTCACAGTATCTTCAAAGCCAATAAAAAATGGATTTACATTTGATAGTAACATATTTTCCTCCTAAAATTAGCAAGGGATTGAATTTTAATCTTCATTTGGAATTAATGTATAAAATAACATTGAAAACCAAATGAGCGCTGAAGTCAAGGATATGACTTCTAGAAAAGTAACTTGCATATTATCCTCCTGTTTAGCAAGGGTTATCAGTCACCATCCCGAAGCGATCAATGACTGTTATTATTTATGTATTAATATCAAATTGTCAATGGGGGGTTTCCCATTTTATTCCAAAAATTATAGATATTAATATTCTTCTCCACCAAGGTATATTAGAATATACATTAATAGTATTTCCCAAAAGTTTACAAATCCATATTGGTTTAGGCGGTGGAGAGGCTTGAACCCAAACTGGATCCCACGGTTCCGGCATTAAATCACCTTATATGTATCATCATATCTTCCTAGTTTAGTTCCATGATCATATCCTGTTTGTAATCTGGCTACATGTTTATATGGTGCTATAGATTGAAGAAAGCGCAAAATATCTTCTGTTCCATTTTCACAAGAAATTACAGGTTTAAATTTTTCTATAGTATTTCTAGCACCATTTAACGCCATTA